GCCCGGTGCGATCCTCTTCGAGTGGATGGCTTGATGGCTAAACTCCCACAGACATTTCCTTCTCTTGAAATCTCTGATGTCAAAGACACTGCGCGGCTACGTGCGGTGTTTACTGCTATTACACAGATGTTCCAACGAGTTTCAGCAGCGTTCAACAATCCTGAGTTTGGGGCGACAGCGGCGCGGCCTTCGACACAGTTAACGGTTGGACAAAGCTACTTCGACACGACGCTTGGACAGCCGATCTGGGTGTCGGGGGACGGCGTGACGTGGGTTGATGCGACAGGGGCGCCGGTGTGATGGCGCAATCACGTGCAGTTGAAGTAGCGGCCCGGGCGTTGCAGCCAGCACAAGAACGTCCGGCGCAGGCGCGTATGCCGTTGCTGAGTGGCGGTATGCGGAATGATCGCGCGCCCGCCGATCTCGCTGAGAACGAGGCTGTAGAGATCGACGCGCTCCATATCGTCTCAGGGCGGCTTGTCGTTGACACCGGCTATATCACATGTAATGGTCCATATATCGGTGTGTCGCAGGGCACGTTCCAGGTCTTCTTCAACGACGGCTCGATTGTACTGTTGTTGTTCACGACAGAGACGGTGTACACGTGGAATACAGCAGTCTTGCAGTGGCAACTTGTGTCGCAGGACTCGATACGTGTGACGACAGACTCGTATGCGGCGGGAGATGATGCGTTTGACCTTGATGACGTGACGGGGATAAGTGCTGGCACACTCGTCGGGATCACACTCGACGACGGATCGCAGTTGATCACGAGTGTGCTCAGTGTCGCGTCACTCACGGTGACAACGGCGGATGCGGTGCCAGTCGGGCGCACGGTCGGGATCGGCGCCGATGTGTTCGTGGGTGTGGCACTGAATGGAGATGTGAGCAAGAGTCAGCTCAGTGTGGTTGTGTTCCCAGGGAATGATTGGGTCATATTCAGCAACGGTATTGATCCAGTGATGTACTACTTCCTTGGCGTGGTGCAAGACTTACCGGGGCTGCCGAGCCCGACGACATGCGGCGCGATCGCGGTGTTCCATGAGTTTGTCCTCCTCGCGAACACGACGGAGGGTGGCACGCACCTACCGCATCGCATCCGTCAGAGTGACTTTGGAGACCCAACTGAGTGGACAACAGGCATCGCGGCGATCTATAATCTCCTCGACACTGATGACGCGATACTTGCGCTCGTCACACTCGGACCATGGATGATCGCGTATCGCGAGCAGAGCATCATGCGCGGCAGCTATCTAGGCGTGTTGAATGAGATACTGTTCTGGGAGTACATGACGCAACTTGAAGGCGCGCAGAGTCAGGGCGCGGTGGCGAACGTCGGCGGCGAGCATGTGGTCGTAGGACATTCGGGCGTCTACGCATACCAGGGCGGGTACACTCTCGACGCAATCGGGGAGCAGATATTCTCCTCGTTCCTCGCTCTGAACGGCGACTTCAACACACCGGCGCGAATAACACTCTTCACAGTGTTCATGTCGAACCTCGATGAAGTGTGGATTATGTATCCGTCGGGCACGTCGCCGACGCCGAACAAACTCCTCCGCGTGCAACTTGAGAACAACGCGTGGTTTGAGCGGACGTTCGCGGACTCATTCACGGCGGCAGGACTGGTGCTCCCGTTCTCGGCGACCTCGTGGGCGACGGCGAAAGGGCAATGGAACTCGCCGCAGTGGGCGCGGCCGTGGAACACACGCTCGTTGACGCAGAACGTGCCTTCGCTCGCACTGAGCCCAGCGACAGAGGGCGGGCCGCTCTTTCTCTACGAATATCGTGCGACGACTGACGATGGCGATGTGATCTCGTGGTCGCTTACGACTCGACAGTGGGGCGACGGCGCACAGTTCACACGGTGGGAGCGAGTGAATGTGGTGGCTGTTGGTGAGAGTGTTCTTGTTGAGATGTCGGAGGACGAGGGCGAGACATTCAGCACTGTGGGCACGTTCAGCTTCGGCGCGGTGGGTGCTCCTGCGGCGACGAATGTGTATCTGGATCACACTTCGACTCGGATGCAGTTGAGGATGAGTGGGAGTGATCCGAACTTCTCACTCCGATATGCGGATATTATCTCAATCGCGGAGAGCGCGTGGTGAGTGACGACTCAAGAGGGCACGATGACGGTGACATCTCGACAGGCGCGGAGAGTGACCGTGAAGCCGCATTAGATATTCAAGTCAACGCTTTTTTCCTTGACTTAGCGGCGACATCAATGTATAGTCCGGAGGAGTTGGCGGAGGCCGCGATGCGGACGTACAGGAGGCTTAAGCCGTGAGTGACGCGACAGACGGTTTCAACGTCACTGATCGGTTCGACCCGACTGCGATGCAAGCGTTCATGCGGCAGCCGGAGTTGTACTGGCCCGTGCGAGACGCACTCTCACCGCAGCCCGAGGCGGTCGATTTCGTCGCGCATATGCTTGAGCCGACAGTGTGGACGCTCGCGGGGACGTTGAGAGGACATATCGTTGGGTATGTGCAGTTCACGGCGCGCACGTCGGTCATGGTTGAGATGACGGTGGGGTTTCACCCACAGTTCCGAGGGCGGATCGCGAAGGCGATCGTGCAGCACGCAATTGGGCTGACATTCCGCGACAGAGGTGTACTCAAAATCATCGCGTGCGTGGCGGCTGATAATCGTGCGGCGCGGCTTGGAACGAGTCTGCTCGGCTTTCACGAAGAAGCACGGCTGCGGCGAGCGATCGTGCGGCCCGTTGACGAGCGCGGCAACTTCGTTCAAGATATTATCATCTACTCGCTCGACAGAGCGTCGCTCGCAGACACGAAAGGGAGTGCGTGATGGGATCAGCACTGTTCGGCTCGTCGCCGAAAGCGACGTTCTCGACGCAACCAACGATCTCGCCTGGGCAACAGCAGTTGCTCGATCTGTTGACGAATACGTTGACGGGGGGTGGCGCAGGCAGTTTTTCATCCTCGTCTGCGTTGGGAGGCACGTCGCTCGCGTCACTCGAAGCGCAGGCGATGAATGTTGGGACTGGGGTGACGGGCACGCAGTCTGGGATCAATCAGGATACGACGGGGGCGTTGACGCGCGCGTTGAACTATCAGCCGCCGAGTGTGTCGGCGGGAAGTGTCACGGCGCCACAGATCGACTCCACCGAGGCGTTTCGACGTGGTGTTGTCGAACCGATGACGGATGACTTCTTGCAGCGGACGTTGCCGAGTATTGCGGGGAAGTTCGGGGGGAGTGCGGGAGGGGCATATGGGAGTGGGTCGGCGGCGGCGCGAGGCCAAGCGGCGACTGATCTCGAACGGACACTCGGGCAGCAGGGGGCACAGTTCGCATATACGAGTGCGGCAGCCAATCAGTCTGCGGCACTTCAAGCGGCGCTCGCAAACCAGGGGGCGGGACTGACCGCCGACATCTCCAATCAAACAGCGAGCAACAACGCAATCAAAGACATTCTCGCGGCGATTGGGATTGCACCGACAGCGGCGACGCTGCCACAGACGGAGCTTGGCGCGAATATCGGACTGTCAAGTGCGACGTTTGCGCCGTATCAACAGATGCTTGCGGACTTGATTGCGGGAGGGACGGCGCGGACGCAAGAGACGTTGGGAGTGGGGCAAGCGGGGTCGTCGGGGATACTCGGGGGACTGCTTGGGGGATTGGGGAGCTTCGCGGGGTCGTCGGGAGGGAGTTCGCTCATCGCGTCGTTGTTCTCCGATCGACGACTCAAAGAAGACGTTGAAGAAGTCGGTTCGGTCGCTGGATTTCCACTGTATAAGTTCCGTTACAAAGGCATGCCGGAGCGACGGCTCGGGCTCATGGCACAGGACGTGGAGAAGCGTTTGCCACACGCAGTCGGGGAGAGTGGCGGATATAAGACTGTGGACTACGCTGCTGTGCTTGCAGACGTGTTGAAGGAGGCCGCATGATGTGCCCGGTAATCAATCTCCCGCAAGACACTCGCTGGGGCGATCTTGGCAAAGGACTCGCGGGCGTGATCGGCGGTGTGTTGCAGGGATATCAGCAGAAACAACTGCAAGATGGCGTGTCTGCGCTCCAGAATGACACGTCGATCGCGCCAGAGAAACTGCCGAGCGAGATATTCAAGAAGTTCGGCAACGCAGGGATCGAGACACTCGCGAAGTTTAACGCGTTGAAAGAGCAGCAAGCTACGATCACGCAGAAGCTGGCGGGGGCGGGACTGACTGCGATACAAACGGAGATTGCGCGGGCGAAGGCTGGAGTGGCGCCGGCGCAAGCTGCTGCGGACCTTGCGAAGACGCAAGCAGAACCTGCGCACATCGCGGCAGAGACGGCGAACTTGAGCGCGTCGGCGGCGAACACAGCGGCGTTGACAGGACCACGCGTCGGCGCTGAGAATGCGCTGACCACACTGCGGAACAACGAAGCTGCTCTCACTGGCACGAACGTCGAGATAAAGACAGAGCAGCTTGATCGGATGCGGCGCGGAGGGGCGGGGGATGCTGCGCTCGACGCACAACTTGCGCCGTTCAAGTTGTCGCCCGAAGAGACGGCGGCGGCGAAGATGACGTATCAGGGCGCAGAGACGAAGACATCAGGGAGTGGCGACGCAGCGATGTCGGCGTATGTGCGGAACCTTGTCACGTCGCGAGAGAAGCGAGAGGCGCCGAAAGCGACACCAGAAGCAGAGCAGAAATTCTCATCGGACTCAGTGCAGCATGCGACGAGTGCGTTGCGGTTTATGGATACGTTTAAGAAAGGGGGCTCTCAGGACATTGGGTTCTTCTCTGGCGCGAACGCAAAGGCGTTCATGGAGAAGTGGGGGATACCGACCGGCGACCCTGCGATTGTGGATATGTGGAACGCGTCACAGCAACAGGTCGCGAGCGCAGCGACGCAGGGCGGTGGGTTCTTCGCACAGGGGCGGGTGAAGCTAGCGCACGACGTGACGGCAGGGATTACAGAGACTCCACTGCATGCACTTCTCGCCACCGATCAAGTCGCTGATCGGATGATCTCGGCGCTTGAAGGACGGTTGAGTGGGTTTACGGGAACGAGTACTGTCACGAAACCGATTGAGAGCGCGCTCTCAAAGTGGCGTGAAGTCAAGGCAGTGACGGGCACGTTCAAGTCCGAAGTCACCGGTGATGGGAAGAAGACGATCGCGTACTTCGAGGGGAAGCAGATCGACCCGAAGACGTTTAAGACACTCGTGGACCCGGAGAAGACATACGATCTTGGAAGTGGTCGCAAGGCGACGGGCGCAGCGATTATACAGAAGTTGCAGGAGCAGCAAGCCGCGACGGGACAGGCGCAGGTCGATCCGTACACTGCCCTACAGCACTACCGAGCGCAGTTCAAGTACAGCGGGACTGACCGATGAGCGATCTGCCAGACATTCCACTGCCGAGCGCGGGGCAGGGTGTGGTGATGCCAGAGGGAGTGCTGCGGCCACAAGTGCCGAGAGACACTGCACCACCAGTTGCAAGTATGCGGTTCAAGACACGTGATGGTGTTGACACAACTCGGCTTGATCCAGACTTCTCGGCACGTATAAATCGTCTGTACGATCTTGTGCCAGAGAAGATACGCGACTCTGCGCTGGTGTCGGATGGTGTGCGGTCGTTAGAGCGACAAGCAGCGGCATACGAGCGATATAAAGCAGGGACGGGGGGACGGGCAGCCGCGCCAGGTAACTCACAACATGATCCGTCACGGCGCGCAGCAGTTGATTTCTCAGGCAGTGGCTCGTTCTTGACGTGGGCGTGGTCGGCGGAAGGGAAGAAAGCGCTTGCGACTGTCGGACTTGATATGCCGTTCGCGGATGATCGCGGGCATATGCAGAAGTCGGAAGTGGGAGCGCGATCGGCCAGCGTAACGGACGCACGGCGTGCAAACCAGTTGAGCGCGGAGGATTTGCCAGACGTGCCGGTGCCAGGGTCGGCAGGGAGTGTGGTGGATGCTGGTACGGCTGTGCCGACGCAGGCAGACATACTTACATCAGAGGATCAAATCCCAACGGGCGGGACTCAGGAGTACAGTCGCGCGAGTGCGGCACTCATGCACGGGATAGCGCGAGGATTGGTTGAGCCGCCGCTCGCACTGGCGCAGTTGACGATGCCGCGCGAGACGATGGAGCCGATTGAGGCGAAGCTGCGACAAGTCGAGTCAGAGTATGCGGACTTGAAAGAGGAGCACTCGGGGCTTGAGACGTTGGGGCGGTTGACGGGGGCGACGGTTTCGATCATGGCGGGAGCGCGGTTGCTCGGAGCGGCGGCACCGGCTCTGATGCCAGCGATGGCGGCGAAAGCGGCGCAAGCGGCATGGCAGGGGATCGGGGCGGTGGGCCGGGGCGCAGCGACGGGCACGGCTATCGGCGCGCTGAACTTCTATGACCGTGGGCCAGAAGGGGAGGAGCGCCCGTTCGGTGTCAATGCGCGTGCGTTCGACACTGGCGTTGGTTCTGTGCTCGGGGTGCTCGGCGGCACTGTCGCACGGAGTTTGGAGTGGGGGGCGCGGAACATCGCTGACACTGCATATGGGCGGTCGTTCATTCGGCTGATACAACAGACGACAAATGGGACAGCGAGGAACACAGGGCAGGCGCAGACGGAGGCGTTGTCGTACTACGAACAAGTGTCAAGGCGGAGTCGCCAGAACTACGCGGTGCGGAACGCGGCGGGGCGAGAGATTGAGGGGTTTCCTACTGGTGTAGGGCCGGCTGGTGTAGACGAAGGGTTCACACAAGAGATTGATCGTGCTGTGCGGGAGAGCAAGGATGCAGGTGTGAAATCGTGGGTGGAAGGAGTAGCACGTGGAGTGAAGAAGACGCTCGGCGTCGAGACGGAGGAGGGGCGGTTTGCAGAGTGGCAGCGGTTGCAGAATGAGTACGAGACGCAGATTGCGAGAGCGATACCGCAAGGGTTGTCACCGCAGGCGCGGCAGCAAGCCGCAGAGCGGTATGCGGCGGCTGGTGGCGCAACACCTCCCCCACCGTTCGTTGCACAGCCTGTGCCGTCCGAAGCGTACTCGCAAGCTCGCACTGAAATCAACGCCGCGATCAATCGCGCTGTACGTTCGGGCAATACTGCCGTCGAGACACAGTTGAAAATGATGTTGCGAGGGGTGGATCGGGTTGCAGAGGACGCAGCACGCGCTGAGGGCGTCTCGACGGCAGAGTTCGTGCGGAGACGTGAAGCGGCAGACAAGTATTTCAAAGAGACGGTCGTGCCACTGCGGAAGTTCTTTGACGGACGGACGTTTGAGCGTGCGACACAGCCAGTCGAGCAGGGGGGGATCACGACGGCAGCGATCTACGACAACATCGTGGCGGTGGTGAATAAGGATGACGTGGAGCTTGCGCGGTCGCTCAGGAAGGTGTTAGGGCTGCGCGGACGTGACAGTATGGTGCAGGTGATGGCTGCGGAAGCTCTACGGATGAGTGAATTGCGAGGGGAGAAGTCAGCGATCGATTATGTCGTCAAGCATCAGAATGTCATCCGGGAGTTGATCGGATGGCCAGCGTTCGAGGAATTGATGGGGATGGCGAAAGTGGCGGGAGTGTTGACTGAGAGAGTCAAGGCGCGGTCGCCTAAGATATTCGGGTGGGAGCACTCAGTCGCGCCGGTGTTTGCGCTGAGTGCGGTCATGTCAGGACATTGGTCGCATGCAGGGAAGTTAATGCTTGTGCTGCCTGCGTACCACATTGGGCTTGCGGCGGTGCAGCGGATACACCAAACACCGATCGCGAAGAACTTGATGCGGACGGCGGCACGGATGAAGCCGGGCAGTGCTGAGTTGGAGGCACTGGTAGACCGGACTGAGGGCGTGCTGCGCCGTGCGACGGTGATGAGCACGGTCGGCGCAGGGCAAGAGACGCGGACGCGTCAGTAAGCGCCGAAGAGAAGAATGAGGAATAAGAGCCAGTAGAGTGGCACCCAGGCTGGCATTGTCAATCTCCGTGTCCGTTAGGCTTTGACTCACTCAACTGAGCATTCTCACCGAACTGATAGAACACTCGCCCGCCGTCCGTCATCGCTGCGAGCCAGTGCGATGCGATGAGATGATCGAGGAGTTCTTTGGCGCGCCCATACGTCATATACTGCGTCGAGAATGAGAACACTTCGACTTGGCTGACGTGGCCGTTCTTTTTGATACCTTCCTCAATCCCGCGCCACACGTCCATGTTTAGGCGAACGTCGCGGTTCGCGGCTTGGCGGGAGTGGAAGACTTTGCCGAGTTCGTTCTCTATCTCGTCGCAGCGGGCGACCGAAGATTGCATGTCGTCGAGAGTGATGAGAAGTTCAGAGCGGCGACTAGCAGCTAGAACAATAGCCAGCTTAATAACATGATCAAGTTTCCGAGCGAGATAATAAGACAGCCAAGGGTCATGATGCGGATGACGATTAAGTGCTGTTTGTCGGCGGCCATGTGCATCATAGAGTTGTTCATAGAGTGACTCCGCGTCAGGAGAGAAGGTGTATGTGCCTTGAAGTTGGCTGATCTCGATGAGGTCGTCACGGAAACGGGACATGGTGGAGTCGTATGTGCCAGCCCAGAGCTTGTGGGGGAAGGCGACTGAGCGCTCTTTCTCGTCGCAGTGGAGGAAGATGATGCGAGAGGAGAGGCCCCAGCCGCCAAACCGGCCACGGAAGTTATCACGCATCCAGTCAGGCGTCGTGCCCGCAATGATATTGACGAAGGGGTTCATAATGGTATCTGTACCCTGCGTCTTCGTGCGTTTGGTGAACGCGGAGTTGACTTTGCCATCGTAGAGCTCAGTGAGCACGTTCACCATTGAACGGTCTTCGGGGTCGAAGAACGTGCCGAATTCAC